TTATACCACACCATTGTAATGAAAAGTCACAGTATCACCGTCATAGTGATCTATTCTGGACGTTGCAATAACGGGACGACCAAGATAACGACCGATATATTTGACAACTGTTTTAGGGTTGCAAAGATTTGGCTTGGCATAAACGTAGAATCCCTGTTTATGGTCAGCGTAACATTTTGCTTTGACTTTTTTGAAAGAAGGACCAATTTTAGATTCCATTTCATTCAGGAGCGCAGTGCGAAAGGCGTTACGCAGATAAGTGTAGTTAAAGTGTCTGATATGACGCCAGAAACCATCGTCACTGTAGTCACCCTCAGAAATGAGACAGTGAATATGAGGATTCCATTTAAGGTCTCTGCCAAAGGTATGTAAAACCATGATGAAGCCAGGAGTAAAGTTTTTGGATTTATTCATCTTATGAAACATACGGGAAACAACACTGTTAACAGAGTGAAAAAGGCAGTTGAGAAGAGAGCGGTCATTGAGAAAAAACTCCCTGAGATTTTCATCAATGGTAAAAACACAATGACGATGCTGAACGTTTACCAGTTTAAAGGACATACTGGTAGTGCGTTCCATGGAATATTTATTTCCGCAGGTGGGACAAAAGCGGCTGTGGCAGCGGAAAGGAACGAATTTAAACTTTCCACAATGGGTGCAGGCATACATGGCACCACCAAAGGATGGATCGCCACAGCCTAACATCTTATCGATATTTTCCATCTCAGTATCTCTGGGATGAAGAGTATATTTGATTTCTTCGTAATAGTCGGTAAAGATTCTTTGTAAGATATTCATAAAACTATTATGCAAGAAAAAGTAACAAAAAGAAACCCCTATCCCCTCGATTGAGGGGCAGGGGAGCTGAATAGGCGAAGCCTATTTTTTAATACAAAAAATGAAGGAGGATTTTTCACTATGAAAGAATTTTGGAACAGTATTCAGTTTGTATTTGCTGCGGTGGGCGGATGGCTCGGTTATTTTCTGGGCGGCTATGATGGTCTGCTGTATGCGCTGGTTGTATTTATGGAAGCGGATTACATTACGGGCATTATGTGTGCAGTTTCCGATAAGAAGCTGTCCAGTGAGGTGGGATTCAAGGGGATCTGCAGGAAGGTGTTGATTCTGATGCTGGTAGGAATTGCTAATCTGTTGGATGTGCAGGTCATCGGAACAGGTGCAGTGTTAAGGACGGCGGTTATTTTCTTCTATTTGTCCAATGAGGGTGTGTCTTTATTGGAGAATGCGGCACATCTTGGACTGCCGATTCCAGAGAAACTGAAAGCGATTTTGGCTCAATTACATGACAGAGCGGAAAGAGAGGATGAGAATCATGAAGCTGATTAAAAGTATTTTGACAAAGAATCCGTGCTATACAGCCGGAAAGAAGATTACAGTGAAGGGGCTTATGCTCCACAGTGTAGGGTGTCCTCAGCCGAGGGCATCCGTTTTTATTAACAGCTGGAACAGAGCAGACTATGGTAATGCCTGTGTCCATGCGTTTATTGACGGAATGGATGGTACCGTGTATCAGACTCTTCCGTGGAATCATCGGGGATGGCATTGTGCTTCCGGAAAGAATGGTTCTGGTAACAACACGCATATCGGTGTGGAGATGTGTGAACCGGCTTGTATCAAATATACCGGTGGTTCGACTTTTACCTGTTCTGACAAGGCAGCGGCAAAGGCTGTAGTAAAAAGAACATATGAAGCTGCTGTGGAACTGTTTGCCATGCTCTGCAAAGAGTATGGTCTGAATCCGACAGCGGATGGAGTTATCATCAGCCATAAGGAAGGACATAAGAGAGGGATTGCAAGTAATCATGGCGATCCGGAGCATCTGTGGAAACAGCTTGGTATGGGATAAACAATGGACGGATTCCGTCAGGATGTGAAAAGTGCTATGGGCAAAGCGGAAGAAAGCAAGGAAGAAAATACAGAAGTTGAGAAATGGTATCGTGTCCGTAAGACTTGGGCGGATGCTAAGAGCCAGAAGGGTGCATACAAGAAGATTGCTTATGCAAAGGCTTGTGCAGATAAGAATGATGGATATTCTGTATTCGACTGGGATGGCAATGTGGTTTATCCTGCAGTAGTACAGGAAGAACCAAAGCAGGAACAGACGAAGGTTTCTTACCGTGTTCGTGTGGAAATTAAGAATTTGAATATCCGTAAAGGTCCTGGTACCAACTATGCAAAGACTGGCAAATATACTGGAGTTGGTGTGTTTACGATTGTGGCAGAGTCAGATGGACAAGGTGCTGGTAAGTGGGGAAAACTGAAATCTGGTGCTGGATGGATTAGTTTGGATTATTGTAAAAAACTATAAGGAAATCCGTGTGGAGGGTCATTTGGCGATTGTGCTGAGTGACCCTTATTTTTGTTGGAAAAAAGTTTTGTAAGGCTTGAAAAATAAAAACATTGTGCTATAATATGATTGAGCCGTGGGAAGGCGAGGGTAGTGCCCTAATCCAAATATTCCATTTACGGGATTAAGAATGGTATATCCATTCTTTTTTTTTACCAAAAAGGAGGTGTTATTTTGGCGAAGGACAAACCGTTTACTGTTGAAGAACAGATAAGTACAATGAAAAAATATGTGACTTTTACTAAGAAAGCCAAAATGCGTGATTTCTTGCAGTATGCAGGATATTTTCGTGCCAGCCGGTATGGTAAATATTTATTGTCATATACAAATGTATTTGCAATGAAGCCGTCACAAAATGTGCTGTTTGCATTATATCAATTTGATTTTGAACTGCGAAAGATTATGTACGAAGCATGTGCTAAAGCAGAAATTCAGATTAAAGCTGTTATTACAAATGCTGTGTCATTAAAGACTGGTGATGCGGTGTTTTATTTAGATAAGCAAAATTATACACCCACACGAAGTGAAAGAAATAAATTTTATAGAACAAAGAACATTCGCTTTTTTAATGGTTTTTTTAATGATATCCAAGATAAAGAAGAGAAATTGAGAAAAGATGTATTAAAATACCCGGAATTAAAGGAATATAGAAATGGTGGTAAGAGAGTGTCTATGAATATTCCAAGTTGGGCTGCATTTTCTTATTTTGAATTCGGTACCATTGAAAATATTTATATGTACCTTAGAGGGGATTTGCGTAAAGAAGTGTTATTGTATGGATACAACAGAGGAAGATATGGCAAGAGGATAACTTCCCAATATGATACCTGGTTAAACGGCGTACGAACATTAAGAAATATTTGTGCTCATCATTCCAAACTTATTGGAATGCAGGAAGCTATTGTATTGGCTGATGCGGAAGATGATGCAGATATATTGTTAAATGGAGAAGACCTGTTTTCCAGACTTTATGCACTTAAGAAAGTTATGAATCAAAAAGATAGCGAGGAAATGAAGAAGAAGCTTAAGAAAATTATTTCTAAGTCGAAAATAGATATATACCAGCTTGGTATTTTGCCAGTAGACTGGGAAGATAAGTTTGATAGAATAAAGTACTTATAAAATGTATAAAATAGTTAAGAGCCGTGGGAAGGCGTGGGTAATGCCCTTAATCCAAATATTCCATTTACGGGACGAGTAGGTGTAGATCATCTGCTCGTTTTTTTATATTGTAATAGTTTTAGATATCTGTGGTTATTGCGACTGCAGGTATATTTTTTGCCATAAGGTTAAAATTCCGACCATTTCTTTTGCCTGTGACATAGAAGGAGACAGCTCCTTACTCTATGTTGGAGGTACTGACTATGATCCCTGAAGAAGTGGTAGAAAAATATGACAAAGAAATGGACAGGAGAACGAGGCAGAATCTGGAGCGTTTTGCGGAGTTTATGGTGAGAATGATTGAAAAATATGGTCATAAGGTTCTGGCAGAAATGGAAAAAGAAGAAATGCTATATCTACACCAGAGTTTCTACGATGGTTCAAACCGAAGGCTAAAGTCTGGATGCACAGCAGGAAAAACTGAGAAGATATGCAGAATATAAGAATCTTGAAATTGCGGGGGAATATTGTGATGCCGGTAAATCCGGAAAGAGCATTAAAGGACGCCCGGCGTTCCAGCAGATGATGGAAGATGTGGCAAGCCAAAAGGATGAGATTTCCTATGTACTTGTATTTAAGCTTTCTCGGTTTGGAAGAAACGCAGCAGATGTATTAAAGTCTTTACAGCTTCTTTTGGATTATGAAGTGGACCTGATATCTGTGGATGATGCTATAGACAGTTCCACACAGGGCGGCAGACTTACGCTGGCCATTCTTTCAGCAGTAGCGGAAATTGAACGTGAGAATATCACAGTCCAGTTCCTATCAGGTAAGATGCAGAAGCTAAAAGAAGGCGGATGGCCGGGTGGACCTATTCCATATGGATATCGGAAGGAAGAGGATGGTCTGGTACAATACCCATCAGAGGTGGAGATTGTAAAACTGATTTTTGACATGTACTTGCAAGATGGTATGTTGGCAACAACCATTGTCCGGTATCTGAATGATAATGGATTTACCAGAGTGGTAAAGGGAAAGGTCAGTCCTTTCAAATACGATTTTGTGACTACGGTTTTGGATAATCCGGCCTATTGCGGAAAGATTTTTTACAACAGGCGCACCAATTCCAAGGATATGAAAAAACAAAATCGTGAGGTTATAGAGATACAGGGAAGTCACGAACCGATTATATCCGTAGAACAATGGGAGCAGGTGCAGCAGAAGCGAAAAGCAAATTCTGTGAGAAATAAGAAAGTGGATGAACCTGACAGAGTGAGCATATTATGGGGGCTGGTGAAATGTCCTGTCTGTGGAGTCGGCATGATTGCTTCCAAGAATAAGCAGATTAATAAGAATCACGGCGGTTATTACAAAACTTTGCATTATTACAGTTGTGGGAACGCAAGAAAACAGAACGGGATGACCTGTAAATTCCGCCACACCTATAATCAGGAAAAGGTGGATAGTGCGGTTCTGGAAATGATAGGAAAATTGTTTACTGTTCCAAGTTTTAAGAAGGAGACTGCAAAGTGGTTTCAGGGGAAGGATTCCGTAGAGGACCTTATGGAACAATTAAAGCAGTATCGTAAGCAGTTGTATCATCAGGAACAGCAGAAACGGAGATTGGGAGAGATTCTGGATAACCTTGACATTCTGGCAGACGATTATGATGAAATCTACGACAGGACACAAGCAGAAATTGATGGTGTTTATGATGAAATGGAGCGGCTGGAGAATTTGATAACACAGACGAAAAGAAAACTGGATTCCGCGGAGCAAGGCTCAAAAGCTATCAAACAGGTGGAAAATCTGATTCAGAATATTCCAGAGTTCTTCAAAGAAATGACCTGCGAAGAGAAGCGGAAGATGTATCAGCTGCTCATTGATAAAATTGAGATGTATCCGGAAGAAACACCGGATGGAAGAATTGTGAAAAGCATATCTTTTAAGATTCCGGTATTCTATGAAGATTGGGAGCCGAGAAAGGAAATGACAGCAGAGGAAGTAATAACCTATACACTGGATACCAGTGAGGTGGGCATCACATCAGCAGAAGCAAAAACAACCTATGTGGAATTGAAACAATATATTTTGGACAAGTATGGTGCAAAGGTTTCTTCTTTATATATTGCTCAGATAAAGAGAAAATATGGGATTGATATGGGGGAGAATTATAACAAGCCGGATGATCCAAATAAACGGGTGCCGAAATGTCCAAGGGCGAAAGAAGAAATGATTATAGAGGCATTAAAGCATTTTCGGATGCTGGAATTGGATGTAAAGATGGTGATTTAGGAGGTGCACTTCGTGAAAAAGAGAACAAAATGTTATATCTATATCCGCGTGTCTACGGCAATGCAGGTGGATGGATATAGTCTTGAAGCACAGAAAGACAGGCTGACAAAGTTTGCAGAGTTTCAGGATATGGAAGTGGTAAGGGGATATTGTGATGCGGGTAAGTCCGGAAAGAGCATTACCGGGAGACCGGAGTTTACACAGATGCTGCAGGATGTGGCAGATGATAGAGACGGTGTGGAATACATCCTGGTGTTTAAGTTATCGCGTTTTGGGCGAAATGCGGCGGATGTTCTTAATTCTTTGCAGCATATACAGGATTCTGGAGTCAATTTAATCTGTGTGGAAGATGGGATTGATTCTTCAAAAGATTCCGGGAAACTTACCATTACAGTATTATCTGCTGTAGCGGAGATTGAGCGGGAGAATATTCTGGTGCAGACAATGGAGGGCAGAAAGCAAAAGGCAAGAGAGGGAAAGTGGAATGGCGGTCAGGCTCCATTTGGATATTCACTGGATTCTAAAAAGGGTATGCTGCTTGTGAATCCGGAAGAAGCAGAGGTTGTAAAAATCATCTATGATAAATTTGTAAATGAGGGTATGGGAGCAGATTCCATTAGTAATTATCTGAATCAACACGGATATGTAAAAACGAAGCAGCGGAGTCATGAGTTAAATTATTTTACTCGTGGATTGATAAAAAAATTCTGGATAATCCGGTATATATCGGTAAGATAGCATATGGGAAAAGTACCACAGAGAAAATCAAGGGCACCAGAGACGAATACCATAGAGTGCAGAAGGATGATTTCCTTCTGGCGGAAGGATTGCACGAAGCAATCATTGATTTAGACCTGTGGGAAGGAGTCAGAGAAAGGCGAAAAGAGACAGGTGTTAGGTGGGTAAAAAAACACAGTTTGGAACATGAACATATTTTAACTGGTTTGCTGAAATGTCCGATTTGTGGTGTGGGCATGTCCGGTACTGTACGGAGACGAAAGAACAAAGGAACCGGAGAATATAAGGATGATTTTTATTACAGATGCAAGCATCGCAGAAAAATCAACGAGAGTGATTTCTGTAATTTCAGTTTGGCATTAAATCAAAATGAACTAAACCATGAGGTGGAAAAGTACATCTTGGACCTTGTAAATCATGATGGCTGCAGAGAATTTATCCTAAGAAGAATGGGGAGCAAGGTAGATGTCAGCTCAATGGAAACAGAGAGGGAGCAGTTACGAGGACAGCTTCGTCAGTTATCCGGAGCTAAGAAGAAGCTGACAGATATGCTTGACCGGTTAGATGTTACGGATAAGCATTATGACAGAAAGTATCAGGATATGCATGATCGGTTGGATAATCTGTATGATAAAATTAGAGATATTGATGACCAACTTCAGGATGTGAATGAGAAAATCAATATGGCTTATGAAAATCAAATTACTTCAAAACAGGTCTATCAAATTCTCACGTGTTTTGATAAAATATATTTTGAAATGACGGACTTGGAGAAAAAGGAATTTTTCAGGAACTTCATTGATGAAATAGAACTTTACTCTGAAAGACAGAGTGATGGACGCATTGTAAAACAGATAAACTTCAATTTTCCAGTGTATTATAATGGAAACGAAGGTGATGCAATTAAGTTGCCTTATGATAATAAGGTTGAGACCGTGGCACTATTGAAGAGGAAAGGGCAGTAGAGGTTTCCACCAGAAAATTGATTCGTCATTGGACGGTAGACATGCCTGGGAAATCCAGTGTTTTAGAGGAGAAGAAAATCTATTATGAAAGAACTAAAAGAATTAAATATTAAAAGCATAGAAGAAATCAAATCATTATTTGCAGAGATTTTACAAAGGAGCCCTGGAATGATGATTGGAGTGACTTGGCACAACTGCATGAATATATTATGGATTTAA